CACCAATTTTAGTAATATGTTTCTTTAATAACATACCATTATCATCAATAAATTGTTTACCTATAGAAGTTAATGAAACATTTTTAGCTAATATCGCACTATCATCACCTTTATAATTAGATATTATTAATTTTTCAAAATCAAATATAACATTCATATAAATTGCATTAAATAAAGTATTTTCTAAAATTGTAAGAGGACCACCGGAGAATTGTTTCTCATGACCTTTGATTGTAATTGTACCATCTTTCATAAAACAAACCATCCGCCAATTTTGACGATTACGTTTATAGAAATCAATTAATCGTTCATCCATTCCCATACATTTAAATAAAATACATATGAATTCAGTATTAACATTGTTATAATGTGCATCCCATTCAGAAAAATCATTACATACCCAATTATAGTCGTTATATTTGCCTTTATTAACAATATATTCAATTGATTTTAAGTATTCAATGTTAAGATCTTTTTCCGAACCATGTGTAAAAAATTTAAGTGGTGAATTATTGTTTTTAGCTAATTCAGGAATTTTCTTAATTAAGGCTCTTGCATATGCAGAAAAAAGCACATTAATATTTTTAGCGACAGAAGCAACACCTTGACCAACTTTTGTAGATGTATCAAAAGAAACTTTAGAATCAAATTTTGCTTGTTTCTTTTGAAAGAAAGCAATTTCAAAATCACCTAACAAATCGAAATCCATATCTAAAACTGTTGCTAATCTCTTTTGCTGTGGACCTACTTTCTTACTTAATGCAGTAAGATAATCTGATGCATGAAATAATAATTCTTGATTAGGAACAAATAAATCTTCTTTCATACGGTCATTAGAAATTTGATTTGAATAAATCATTTTCTTATAACCTTCAACTAAATATTTCAATTGTATTTGTAAATTTTTACCTTTATGTAATGGTGTTTTAGATAAATACCTTGTAATCATGCAAGAAAGAGTTGATCTACGACTAACATTAAACTGTTCTTTAACATATTTGCTATTTATCGGTAGACGAAAACCATGAATTGTAAAATTTTCTGATGATGCTTTACCAATGTTTTTAATTTTGATGGAACCGGATTTAACATTATCTATCTGATCAGATTCCAAATAAGAAAATTGAGGAAATTGAGGGTTATGTGGTTTAATTATTTTATCAAGAATATTAGTAATGCATTCAATATTAACACTATGTTCAGGTATTTTTTTGTTCAACAACATTAAGTTTATATTGTTCAGGTAAATGTTTAGATTCAGTGTATATTGGAATATTATTAACGACACTTAAAATTTCAATTTTCGCACCACCAATATTTACAATTCTTTCTAAAGGATTATCAACAATAACTAATCGTTCTGTATGTCGACTTAACGCAACGTATATCCATTCAGTTCGATTTGGTAAGTCAGAATTTAATGCGTGTGAATCAATATGAAATGCAACTAAAGGTATTCTTTGGCCAGTAACAGCAGTAATTGTATAAGCATTTAGACCTTTTGAT